CTGCCAAGCGTGTTGAAGCCGGTCAGCATACCGTTGTTCATGCTGTAAAAGCCGTTGCACAATCCGTCCTGAATGCCGAGAACGGAACGGGAAAGGTTGTTGAAATTGAACTCACTGCACAGGTCAGAACGAGTTACTGCACCCTGATAGCCTGCGCCGTTGCCGCCGTTGTTGCCCCAGCCCCAGCCGTTGCCGCCGAAGATCAGCGCAATAATCAGAAATGCAAAAATCCACGAGCCGTTGCCGCCCCACATACCGTCATTGCCGCCGCCGTTGTTGTCAGAGCCAAGAGCGTAGCCGGTTGCAAAATCGTTATCCATTTGAAAATCTCCTTTTCAGTATATATTTGAACGGAACCGCGCGTATTCCGAACATGACAAATTCATGCCGGATTTTCGTCAAGATTCCGTCAAAACTGAAAAGAAATATTTACTTGATCTTCATGCCGAACTGCTGTGCAAACTGGTCGAGGTCGATTCCTCGTTCCTTTGCAATGTTCATTGCCATCTGCCGCAGCGCGTCCGGGCTTTTGCCCTGCATGGATTTCATTAGGGTGCTCACCATAGGATTATTGCCGGTCATTTGGTTCAGCATCATCATAGGATTTCCGCCGTTCCTCATAAGCTGCAATACCTGCATCATCGGATTATTTACCATCGTTTGCACCTCCCAGTTGTTCGCATAACTTGTTAAACCGTCGGATAAGCTCGTTGAATTCCGTTCTCGGAACATAATCTGACAAATCTATTTCCACAGGTTTATTCGTTTCCGACTCCTGTGCTCTGCGATACATCACAAAGTCGGCACAGCCGGTTTGCAAATTAAGCTGTTTGGTGTAAATCGCGCCGTGTGCCGTGTCCGGCATGATAGTAAGCGCACCGGAAAAGTCCGTCTGTACCGCACGCGCTTCCTCCACGCTTGCCACAGGTCGAACAATATGCTGTGGAGATTGCACCTGCTGTTGCATTGGTGTCTGCATTGGCTGTTGCGGGTACTGCTGTTGATACTGCGGCGTGTAGCCAGTGTAACCATAAGGATATGCCATTAACCCAGCACCTCCGTAACGTGTTCGCTGATGGATTTGCTTACCGCCTCTTTGTAGGATATGTATTCCTCTAAGCAATCTGTGTTGCCTGCGTTGCGGTAAACTGCTACAATGCGACGAGCGCACTCAGGGTCATACCCCATGCGTTCAAGTCTCTGTTCGTAACTCATGCGATCACTTCCTTATACTTTCAGTATAAGGTCTGCCGGGCGTGAAAACCTGTCACAAATCTGTCAACTTGCTGTCACAGCACGCGCAGCATTTTGCATTTGATGCTGTTCAACCGACGATGCACCGTGCTTTCGCTCATGTGCAGCGTCATGCAAATCTGAGTAATAGAGCGCGCCGATGTTCGCAGATCAAACACGGCGCGCTCTTCTGGTGTAAAATTGCACTCACGCCGGAAGTATTCCACCTCCGGCCTTGTAAATTCCGTTAATTTCATGCGGTATCCCCTCGTTATGGTGTCACCGCATATCTTTCCCCTTGTATAAAAAAATCGGGTGCGACACACTTTCGCGCTTCGAACCCTATAAAAACACACCGTCCCACGTCCTCTACGTCTATACCCTATGTAGGTTCATAAGGCTTCGGGGAGCGCAGGAACAATGCGTTTTTTCAATCCTGATAGTATTATACCATCTTTTATGTCCGTCCGCAACTTAGCCGTAAAGGCGTGCGCGGTCGTTGATAACCAGTAGGCGCAGCAGGTCGGTGCTCAGTGCCAGTTTGCCCTTATCGTCGCCCTGCAAAAATCCCTTGTTTACCAGCTTCTGCACGGTGTCTTTCGCCCACGCTGGGCATTCAGCAACACTGTTGTATACTTTCTTTGCGCTTTCCGCTTTGCTGATCTCCTGCTTTGCGATTGCGCGGGTCTGTGCTTCCGTCATGTCTTCAACCTCTTTCTCTGTCAGCATGGTTTTGAACTTCTCCCACAACTGAGGATTGCGAATCCACGGTTCGGGACAATTTTTTCTCGTCACATCATAGTGACGGCACACGCGCGATACCGGAATATGGTACTTTGCCATCAACTCCCGCGTCAGCTTTGCGGCGTTCTTCATCGTCGCTTCGGGGATGACGTATACACCGTTTCGGATGATACTGCACATTTCAATGCCGATGCTGTTTGCGTTCCGGCAGTCGTTGTAGTAACTGCCGCCGCGTTCCCTGCCGCAATGCCATGCCGTGTCGCCGTCCTTTACGCTCTGCACGATTCTTTCCGTGTCCACGAAATAATGTGCGCTTGCGTTCAAACCGCCCTCACGCGCGAAATAATCCGCGTTATTTTGTGCGGTATCGCCGTTGCCGGACGTAAAATGCAGGCAAATCCAGTTTATTGGAAACTCTCTGCCCTTGCGGTAGTTGCGGGAATTACACTGCTTAAATGGAATACTCATTTACTCACCCTTCTTCTTCGGTACGGTGTAGGTCAGCGCCGTTTTGGAATCCGTTACGCCCGCCGTCGTCGGGTCAATAAAAACAGACAGCACCGCAAGGCACATGGTAACAAGCTGCACCGGATTGGAGCACACGTTCTTAATGCCCTCCCAAACGGCAGGCCAGCTTGTAAAGCTCATCGGGTCAACGCCAATGGCCGTGATTGCCACGCTGACAATACCGACCCAGAACCACGGGTTCTTCATTCGTACAGGGATATTTACCTTCATACTCTCACCTCGCAATATGGTCTATAGCAATTCCTTCTAAGAACTGCTCGTACTCTTTGGTTGTTTTTTCAATGGCCGCAAGTCCTGCTTCTACCTCACCGTTGCAGTGACCGCACTTTAATGCCATTGCTACGCCAACGGTAAGCTGACAGTTTGCGTTAAGCATTGCAAGCTGCAAGCGTCCCTCTTTGGCTCGTTGTTCCGCTCTCCGGTTTACCCGTTCCGCTTCTTCCCTTGCTCTCTTATCACGCTTGCCGGACTGCGCCGCCATAGCAGCGCAGATGATTCCGGCAGCACCCGTGATAATGGTGCAGATAACCTCCGTCGGCATAGTTAAATACCCAGAAGGTCGCGCTCATTGCGGCTCAGCAGCTCCGGCACGCCGGGCAGCTTTTTGATAGCCTCATAATCCTTTACATAGATGTTATCTTCGTACATGTTTTTTCCCTTTCCGGGCGATTACCCTGTTAAGTTATACAATAGCGTTGCTTGTGTAATATGTGGTGTTGATGCTCGGTGTTCCGGTAAACGTACCGCCAGTTTGCATAAACATATTGTCCAATGCTCTCGTTGCTGTTACACCATTTCCTGATTTAGGGATGCGATATTCCTTATCGTATTCGCGGCTTTTGGAAATAGCCAATTTGATGCTTGTGCAGCCGCGGAACATATAGTTATAGCAGTAATACGTCAACGTTGTTGCCGGAAGTGACGGTACTGTTGTTAGGCTTGTGCAGCCGTAGAACATAGAGCTATAACAATACTTCGCCAACGTTGTTGCCGGAAGTGACGGTACTGTTGTTAGGCTTGTGCAGCCGCGGAACATATAGTTATAGCAGTAATCCGTCAACGTTGTTGCCGGAAGTGACGGTACTGTTGTTAGGCTTGTGCAGCCGCGGAACATAGAGCTATAGCAGGAATACGTCAACGTTGTTGCCGGAAGTGACGGTGCTGTTGTTAGGCTTGTGCAGTTGGAGAACATAGAGTTATAGCAGGAACGCGCCAACGTTGTTGCCGGAAGTGACGGTGCTGTTGTTAGGCTTCTGCAACCGGAGAACATATAGCTATAGCAGGAATCCGTCAACGTTGTTGCCGGAAGTGACGGTACTGTTGTTAGGCTTGTGCAGTCGGAGAACATAGAGCTATAGCAGGAATCCGCCAACGTCGGGTGATGCCCTGCCGCTACTGTTTCGTAATCCAGCAGACTTTCGATATTACCTGTACAGGAAATACTACTGCCGTTGAGCGTCCATTTATAAGAGGAACCACCTGAGATTTTCGTGTTTCCTGCACCTGCGAAATATAGTGCATAGATGCCGCCTTCTTCTGTGGCATTTACTTCGGTTCCCGTCCATTCCGTCCATGTCGCGGCATCCGTCGAGCAATACAGTTTTCCGTCCCATCCCGGAGTTGCCACTCTGATTGAAAACGGATTAGGAGATGAGAACGTCAAATAATTTGTGTTTTGTTTTCTTTTCTTCCTCGGAAAATTATAGATCATCTGGATACCTCACGAAAAGCTAACCGGCGTAATGGTCACATACACGTCGATAGCCACCGTCGGCACGGTATCTGCCGTAAACGTCAGCTTGCCTGTCGCCTGTGCAGTACACTGGATACCCGCATCGTTGTACGCCGTCATGCTTGCCACCGCAGGCATGGGGATGATAAGCTGCTTGCTCTCGTCTTCCAGTACGCCGGAGACCGTCGCAGATTGGGTTTTTGCAGAAGAATCCCAGCCGGAAGCGGTGAGAGTTACCTTACAAGCGGAAGGTGCTTTTGCTAAACCGGCGTCTACAAGTCGGTCTACGACGTCAGACGCATGTGCGGCTGCGTTACTGTCTTGTGCTACCGCAACAAATTTACCATCACCGAAGGTGACGGAGTACCAAGAATCAGACGAAGGCAGCGTAACGACAGTCCATGTAATGCCGTCCGTGCTGTACGCCGCTTCGTCGCTGCTGTTTGCTACCGCAACGAATTTTCCGTTGCCATAACATACTGAACACCAGTTTGCAGAACTCGGCAGGGTCGCCACCGTCCATGTGATGCCGTCTGTGCTGTATGCCGCTTTGTTGGTGCTATATGCTACCGCAACGAATTTTCCGTTGCCGTGGCATACCGAAGCCCAGTTTGTCGAACTAAGCAGCGTCACCGCCGTCCATGTGATACCGTCTGTGCTATATGCCGCTTCGTCGCTGCTATATGCTACCGCAACGAATTTTCCGTCACCATAGCATACCGAACCCCAGTCTGTTGAACTCGGCAGGGTTGCCGCCATCCATGCGATGCCGTCTGTGCTATATGCCGCTCTGTTTCTATCAGCTGCTACCGCAACGAATTTTCCGTCACCATAGCATACCGAAGTCCAATTTGCTGAACTCGGCAGGGTTGCCGCTGTCCATGTGATGCCGTCTGTGCTGTATGCCGCTTTGTCGCTGGGAGCTGTTACCGCAACGAACTTCCCGTCACCATAGCATACCGAACCCCAGTCTGTTGAACTCGGCAGGGTTGCCGCTGTCCATGTGATACCGTCTACGCTGTACGCTGCTTTGTTGGTGCCAGCTGCTACGGCAACGAATTTTCCGTTGCCGTAGCAAACTG